CCAATTCTTTGAGCAAATCAGCGGTTGCTTCACCTACACTTAGGTCATCGCTCATTTCACATACCCTCCGATACAATCCATCAGTCGGCTAAGGGCTTGACTACGGGCTGCTTGAATTATTTGTTCAGGTATGCCCGGAAAAGTGCTTTCAATGTAGTCCTCTTGACCTTGCTCAAGGAATGCGATACAGGTTCCAAGGAATTCATCAGCGACTTCTTTAACCATGTGAGAATAAGGATTCTCGTCATTGGGATAATTCTTCATTACGGCAAAACCAAATTCCATCGCTCGTGTCATATCACATACCTCCCATCATTGGGCCGGGCATCGGCATACCTCCGGGTGGCATACCCATTGGGCCGGGTGCTGGCATATTTTGAAGTCCTCCACCCATCGGTGGCATTTCAGCACCGGGGGTGTGTTGAACCATTGAAGAGTCTTGAAGTCGGATGCGTTCACAATGATTTCGCACACCTTCAACCATTTCCCTCAAAGCCATAATTGAATTAGCGTGGCTCAAAACGGTTTCACCATCAAGCCCTTCTGTGTAGCGGGTTTGTCCGATAGTGCCGATATGAGCGGTCATGTCAGTAGCGAGATCTGTGAGTCTTTGTTCAAAGTCCGATAGTGCTTCTTTGCTTGATTCATAGACCTTGCCTGATTGAGTTAGGGCATCCATTTCCTGTGGAGTCGGTGCGCCCATGGATTCAGGTGGCGTAGGTGCTGGCATAGGTGGTGAAACCTGTGCTGGCATTTGCGCTGATTGACCTGTTGGGTCTTGCTTTCGCAACATCATACTCTCACGCAAAGCGACCACTTTCATGCGGTCAGCGATGGATGGAGAAGCACGATACATTTGAATCAATCCTGTTGTGGTCGCCAGAAGGTTGAGGAACGCCCATGTCGTGAAACACCAAGGACTACTGCCCCTTCTGTTCCGTCATAGTCGCTCACGGTATTGCGGTGTTGTGCGATGTTGCCAAGGACTCGCCCGTCTCCCAACACACCACTTTCATCGCTCTTTGCGATTGAAGCAGTAGCAGCGAATGATTTGTGTAAATCCAAATCACGCTCAAGAACCGCCAAAGCGTTTTTGGCATCCTCAATGTGCTTTGCTACATCATCCACATTGTTGTGTGAAATGGCTTGCTGCATAGCCTCCATACTTGCCAAAGCCCTGCGAGCCATGGGATCCATTTTACTGATTATTCCAAAATCCAAGAAGCCTTCTGCCATCTCAATCAACCTATCCCATGACCCTCATACTCTTCAATGTTTTCACAATCCATGTTTTCTGTCAAGGTTTTTCATCCTTTCATCAACATTCTTTTCGGCTGCGCTTTTTTCACTATCCCTTCGATCTTGAATCGTTTGACTCATGTGATGTTCACCGCTAAAGCGATTCACACGGTCAGGGCTTTTGCCTCCGCTTCTCCGTGAATGCAAATTCAATTGTGAGCGACCTCTCGTGCGTAGCGGGCGTAGGTCTGTGCCGTGGGTTGTAGTCATAGCCGAGGGTATTGGGATTGACCCGTGAATATCATCCTCAACATTTCTTTTCACCAAATCCCCTATGGTTGGTGGTAAATGATGGGCTTTTGCCATTTGCCCTCCACCTTGAGGTGGTGGTGCGCCTTCAGGTGGTGGCCCTGTTTGTGGAGGCGGAGGTGGTGCTTCTTTGTAATCAAATTGTAGGAAACCATCATCATCACGGAGGTTGGCATCATAACCCGCTTGCTTCATTTGCATCATGTTGCGAATAGCCATTTCATCTCTTCGCATAGCCATGATTTCATCCTCTTCTTCATGCGGGTTTAGAAGGATTTCCCATTCGCTGATTTGTAGTGCTTCCATCAAAATTGGGAACAGTCGGTTGTTATACAGGTTTTGACTTGCAGCCAAAGCACGGTTGGTAACAACAATTTGCATTCCTTCGTTGTTCAAACCGCCTCCTGACACATCATTCATAAACACATTTGACACACCGTAAAAGGATGATATTCTTTGACGAATGTCGTCTTTGATTGGGATATACTGCAATTCTTCAAGGGTGTCCATCATACGGACATACTCAAGACCACCACGACCTGTTTCCGTTTCAACACCAACAGTAGGAATATACTGAGGATCACGCTCAAGGTGTTCCTGAATGTTGCGAGCCGTGCGTTCAACCGTTTCAAGGTTTGATGATTTGATAACCATGACACCTCTTGGCATACGCCTCTTTTGGTAAGCAGAATAAACATAATTGTCCATGGCAATCAATGTGTTCACCTGTCGCCATAGTGTAGCAACAGGAGAGCGACCATACAATTTTGATGGCGACCATTTGCTCAAATGGATGACTTCTCCTTCGGTATAGACTTGACCCGCACCTACACCAGCGAGGTTCATGTAATGCACAGGAACAACGGGCAACCCCGTTTTTGGACACTTCTCATCCTTATCGCTCGTGCGGAATGACCTATCCAAAAGACTCGTGTATTGTTTGCCTCCACGCACACCACGCTTATCAGCAACGATACGCATGAAGATAGGGTCAGCACGAGTTATTTCCTTGATGCGATAAAATTGTGGTTGCCCGGTGTTAGGATCAACGAAGTATTCCTTTGTCAAAATGATGTAGGCATCATCAACAATGTTCAAGTCCATTTCCACTTCACGGAGGACTTCAAGGAATGATTGTGTCATTCGGTTGTCAGCACCCAAAAGTGCCTCAGCATATTCCAATTGGTCTTTATCAGCGGAACGGACTTCGCCTCCACATTTGCGACAACCATCAACATCCTTTTTGTATTCCTCATCGCATTGACGGCATTTTTTGACAAATTTTGGTTTCCAAGTCCATCCTTTACGGAATGTTTCAGTCGCCAAATGATTGAGAATAGAACGCAACACCAAACATTCGTATGAGGCTGCATAGAGAGCGGGAATTGTAATCCCCTGCAAAAGAGCGGGTTCTTGGACACCTGTTGTGAATAAAGGCATCTGGGGCGTTGGGGTTTCGTGGCGTTCCATATCAACGCCAAGAGCCGAAAAGAGTCGGTCAATTCGTTTCTTTTCACTACTCATCATCAACCACCTCGGCTATCGTTTTACGCAACGCATCCTCGGACATACCCCATGATTTCAACAAATCAACCTGTTGTTGTTTTGGCGCATAGGTGTAGGTCAGCAAACGAATTGCACTATCATCACCTTCATAGGCTTTTATCAAAATGGTAGCGTTGTCTTTGTTTTCATGTAAGTAAGGACTCACTTGCTTTACAACCGATAGAACATCATAGTCGCCTTCGATCACGAATTGTGAACCCTCCCACATGATGTTCTGCACACCAAGCATTTCCTTTAACACAACGCCATACTCAGCACCCCTTTTGCTTTCAAAGGGCAAAACCATGCGAGGTGCGCCTGATGGTGTTATTTCAATTTGCCCTCCTAAATCCCAAAGGTTTGCGATGAACGGCTGAGCGGTCTTGAGCAAAATAGGTGGCTTATCCTTGCCGTATAGCGAACCCCTTGAGTCATGGCGTTTTCCTTTACCGACCACCTTTATGCCATACAAAAATCCGTGGGATTTCAACAACATAGCGATTTCAGTAGGTGTAGCCTTCACATCATTGTAGGTCATTGTTTGTGCGCCCATGTCGCCCATTTTATCAATAAGATCTGATGCCTTCTCAAGCACATCACGCTCACGCTTGCTCAAGCGACTCTCCGCATCCAAACGACTACTCCATTGTTCCCAAATGGCAACCCTTTCATTTTCATTGGCTTTCCTTGAAGCAACAATGGCTTTCCTCAAAGGGATTTCAAGTCGTTCACCATGAATCGCCAGCAAATTGAAATCGTTATCACGCATATTGATGTGCGACCAATCGCTATCTTGCCACCATGGGAACGATGAAAGTATTGCCTGTTGCTCTTGCTTGAGCAAATTGATGAGCATAGGAACAATTGACTCTTCACCATTATCCACCATCAATTTGATGATTTCATCACCACTTCGCCCAAAATTGTCTTTGAAGTATGTTTTGGATAGTGGGACTCTCGGTGTCGCTTCTGTGCCGGGTTGATCTGTTGGTGTGCCTTCGTTTTCATTTCCTGAAAGACCTGTGATGTTTGCACCAGCGGTGGCTTCGGATGGCATTTTGTCCTGTTCCTCTTCAGGTTGATTTTGAGCCATGGCTTCTTCTTCTTTGGCTTCGGTCAATTCCTGTGTCTTTTGTGCTACTTTGTCGGCAGCCAATTTTTTTGCATCACCAGCGACTTTGCCACCAATTGCTCTTGCAGCCATACCCAATGCTGGCAACAATTTCACAATGGCATCATCCATTGTGGCAATACTTGCATCTGGTTCTATTCTCATGCGTCAGCCCACCCCAATCGCTTACTCCACGCTTGACCGTCAAGCACCACGATAGCGTCTTTGTATTCCTTCGTGGCTTGAACGGCAAGAGCAAGGGCTATTACAGTATCGTCATGTTTGCCAAGGGATTCCATTTTTCCGTTAGGCAACATGGTGAACATGGATAACTCGCTCGTGAGAATGTCAATCAACCTTTTTGTTGAACCACTATTTTTGTAGGGGAGAATCAAATGCTTTTGTTCAAAATGCAATTGTAGTGTGTGAATCACCGCTTCTTTTTTCATACGGCTCATCGTGAACGCTTTAACAGGCAAATCGCTAATTTCCTTTAGCACTTGATGAAATGCCTGTGCGAAATTGTTGGTTTCCAATTCAATGATTACAGGATTGTAGCGTGTGTTCAATTCAATGATTTTGTCAATCTGGTCGTTAAAGGACATACCCTTTTCACGGTGCATCCAAACCACACGCTTGTGTCGGTTTTCATCAACCGCAATCACAACCATGCAAGTGTAGTCAGCGGAACGGTCAGGGCTGATAGCAGGATCCCAACCAATGTAGTAATTTACATCCTCACGCTCAGGGTCAGCGTATGGGTCAAATTCTAATTCGTGTTCCTTATCCTTGCATGGCTCAACCATTTCTTCAGGGAACAGACTTGAATCGGATGCGATAGGGCGACATAGGTATTCACGGGTGAATGCAATTGAAGTCATTTCACTTCGTCTGCCTTGAAGTGCTTCAAGACTCCAACGCTCAGGCCAAAGTGGGTCGCCCGTTTGTTCGCTAATCGCAGGGTATTCACGCACTTCATAACCGCTCAGTCCTTTCAATTCTTGGTAAAGGTCGGTATATGAAAACGGTGTTCCAACAATGCACAATTGTGCTGAATGGTGCAAAACAGGAAGCAAAGCGGTGTAAAACCACGATGAAATGTGAGCCAATTGTGTTGCTGCTTCGCTTGACAGAATATCGTCAAGCACCACGATGTCAGGGTGCGCCCCACGAACCGCTTTGCCAACGGACATAGCCGATATGGATGATTTGTTTGTCATTTTGAATTTTTGCTTAGCCCATCCTCGGCTCGGTTTTAGGTGTTGAAGAACGGGATTGCTTTCAATCAATTCGTTCATTTTCCCCATGTGTTCAATGGACTGATGCTGACTGTGTGAAAAGAATAGGACTTCTGTGCCGGGGTTATACGCCATTTTCCATAGCAAATAGACTCGGTAAAACACAGACTTGCCGTGATCACGAGAAGCAATAACACAGGTTTTGTTGTGTCCTTCGCTCATGTTATACCATTCTTCGTGAAAATCGGCTAATTGATAACCTTCTTCACGACCACAAATATCCTCAAAGAAGTATTTGAAATCCCTGCGCCCCATTTCCCAATCCACTTGATTGGCTATTTCAAGGACACCCTCGGACATTCGTTTTCACCTCATACCCAACCATTTGGCAAGAGGGAATAATTCACATCACTACTTTGTTCCTTGAGGATGTTGTTTCGCATACCACTTGGTAAAAGGGATAGGTTAGCGTCTTGAACCATGTTCTCAAAAGTGTCTTTGTAGCGTTCCGCTGCGGATGGGTGGTGATCCTCTAAATCACCCATACTGTTGTAAAGGTGCTTTCGTGCTGCCTCATCGCCTTCTTCTGCCCTATCCATCAATTCGTTTATCACGCTTGAATCGGTGAATGATGAAATGCTCGGCAATTTTTCCTCTTTGGCTTCAACCTTTGGTGCTTCTTTTTTGGGTTTAGGTTCAGTCTTTGCTGCCCCGCCAAAAATATCACCTTGACCTTTTGGCTTAGCCTCAACCTTTTCCTTAACCTTTGGTGTAGCCTTCTTTGGTTTTGCCTCAACCTTTTCCTCAACCGCTGGTGGTTTGCCCCTTCGTGCTTTCCTTTTGCTCTTGCGTTCTTGGGCTGCGGGAATGGTTGCTTCAGGCTTTGGTTTCGCCTCAACCTGTTCCTCAACCTTCGGTGGCTCTTGCTTTGGTTGCTTGGGTTCCACTTGCTCTTGCACCTTTGGTGCTTCTTGCTTTGGCTTTCGCATCGGCACTTCTTTGGGGTCAAGACCCTTATTGCGATCCTTTTTCATTTTCCTTCGTTGTGCCGAAGGGAGGTTCTTTTCATTAACATCAGATCGTGGTTGCCTCATAGTAATTGGCGACCTTGCTTTGCTTCGTGGGACTCGTTGTGATGTTGCCCCTGTGCTTTCAGGCAACCTTCGTTCTTCGGGAACACGCATTGGCACTTCTTTTGGTTCAAGTGGTCTTGGTGATGTTTCCTTGCGACCGGGCAAATCCTCTATTTTTGGTGCGCCCTTCGTGCCTGTTCCAACAATACCCTGTGGCTTTCGCTCAGGGATAGGTCGCCCATGTAAATTCCTTCGGAGGCTTGGGTCAGGGTCAATTAGCCTTTGTGATTCTTCAAGTGTTTCCGCACTTGGTGCTTGAGTAGGTGTTTGGGGTGAACCCGCTTGACCGGGTTCAAAGAATTCGTTGATAGCCCTGCCTTCAGGTTCTTGAGGTCTTGCTGGTTGCCTTCGTGTGGCACTTGCATAATTTTCTCTCGTTCCCCTTTCTGGGTTCAAGGTTTCAAATGCGTCAAGTAATTGTTGTTGAGAAGGCCCGCCTTCTGTCCTCGCTCGATCCGATACCCCCATTGATTGTGGTGGGCTTGGCATTTCCCGTTGAGGGTCAAGAGTCGGTGGGCTACTGCTGGCACGGCTCGTTTCCATTGTTTGTGATGAATCACCAGCGGGTGTTTCTGTGCTGAAATCTTCGGGAATAGGTCGCATCAGTCGGTCATACATTGATGGTGGCTGACCGCTTGCTTGACCCGTATCAACATCTGTTAATCGGTCATTCATTGTCCTATCCAATCCCAAGCGTTCTCGCATTGGCATAGAATCGCTCACAGGGCCACCTCGCTCGGAGGACTCTTGCATAGGAACATCAGGTGTTTGGCTAATTGGTGCGGTGCTGGTATAGCCGGGTTGTTTTTGCGCTTGAGCATCCCTAAACGATTGTTTCATGCGACCAAAAAAGCCGGGGCGTTCTGCCCTTGCTTTTGCCTTTGCTTCTTTGGCTGCTCGCTTTTCCGCTGCCTTTTGTGATGCCTCACGGTATGATTGGGCTTGGCGACTATACCGCTTTGTCAAATCCCAAGCCATGTCAAAGGCATCCTCTTTGGATATAGCATCCCTGTGTTGAGGCTTACCCATCATTTCAGCACGGGCTTTAATCAATAAATCATCAAACCGATCCATGTTTATTGCCCCCTAAATCGTAGGTATTCCATGCCTTTGTAAATCCTATCGGCTGAATCAAGCATACTGTTGTCATAAAATGAAGCCTGTATTGCATTTTGATCCTCTTCTTCTTGCGGTTCTTGAGGAACAGGCACTTGCTCGTTCTCTTGACCCGGTAGTGGCACATTTTGTTGCTGAGGTTGTTGTTGTTGAGGTGCAGCGGGTAGTGGCACATTTTGTTGTTGTTGAGGTGCAGCGGGTTGCTGAGCCTGTTGTGCTTGACCTTGAGCGGGTTGCATAGCCAATGAGCGCAATTCATTCATGGCGTTCTGTTGTTGCTTTTTTGCCCTCATACCTCGGAATGCGTTCAAGCCCGCTTGACCGATTGCTGACAAACCACCCGTGGCGAGTATTGTCTTGAAGTCGTAGCCTGTTTTGCCTTGCTTAGCCTGACCCCCTCGTGCCTGTTGTGCTAATTGGTTCACATAGGCTTGAGAAGCAGCATTGTTCCCCAATTGTTGCTGAGGTTGCTGAGGTTGCTGAGGCTGAGCGGGTTGTTGTGCTTGAGCCTGTGGTGGTTGTTCAGGTTGAGCCTGTTGTTGAGCGGGTTGTTGAGCGGGTTGCTCTTGGCCCGGTAATGGCACATTTTGCTGAGCGGGTTGCTGAGGTTGTTGCTGAGCCTGTTGTGGTTGAGCCTGTTGTTGCCCTCCCCCAATCATGTTTGATAATTTGGACTGTGCCTTTTGTGATGCCTTTTGGTCTTTTTGACTTTGAAAGAATCCCTTGAAGGCTGCCTTTTGTTGCTCTTTGCTCGCACCGGGGGCTAAATCTGTTTTCAATTGTTTTTTTCCACCACGAGCCATTTGTCCAGCCATCTGTCCAGCCATTTGCCTTTGTTCTGTGTCCGACAATTTGTTGTATTGTCGTTGCGCTCGTGAAGCCCGTGAAAAGAATTTTTGGATTTCAGCCTCATCCTGTTGTGCTTTGAGCATTCTTGCCCTTGCCATTCGATCTACTGCAAAATTCCTGTTCATTCAAACGCCACCTTCGTTAATTGAAACAATTCATAATCCATATCCATGGACTTTGATATTTCCTCCCAATGCCCTCGGCTATTTAATGCCGTTGCCACTTTTGTGGGGGCTATGTTGTATTGAGAAGCGAATAGGGATATGTGTTCGGGATTGTGAGAGGATAATTGGATATTTGGCAACGCATTTTGAATGGTTGAATTGTTGAGAGCCATTTCCTTTTGAATGCTTTCAAGAGCATCGTCAATGTCGGCTTTTCCAAACAATGACATGAACCTACTTCCGCCTCTCCCCAATGCGTCAGCAAGTCTTTCGCTCATTCCTCTCCACCCCGGTAGGTAGTCTGGGTTTAACCCCGCCTGTTGTTCGGGAGTAGGTGCGGGACTATCAAGACTTTGGATGCCTCTTGGTTGCGGAGGCGGTCTTGCTTGGGCTGGTGGTCGTTGCGGTGGAGGGGGTGCTGGTGCTTCTTGCTGAACGGGAGGATGAGGTGCTGGTGCTTCTTGCTGAACGGGAGGCGGAGGGGCTAATGGTTCAACAGGAACAGGAGGTGGTGCTGGTTGTGCGGGTTGCGGTGGTGCTTCTGGTTGCGGAGGGTCAGGTCGCCTTTGCTCGGCTTGATTCATGGTTGGTCGCCTTAGCACAGAAGCGTCTTGGATATGCTCAGGAACAATACCGGGGTTTTGTTGTTCTATGAATCGGATAATACCATCCACGAGCCTGTCCTCTCGCCTACGCCCTTGCCCCATTCTTTCAGCATCCTGTTGGGTGAAATCTTCGGGCAAATCATAGTGTGAATGGTATGCTTGAAACAATTTTGAACCGTAATGCCCGTAGTTATCCCTTGCACGATCCATGAGGTTCACACCTCGTGCCGTAGTCAAACCATCTTCGGGCAACCAATTCGCATAATCGGATGCACGGTTCATTGGGTTCTGTTGTTCCACCGCTGCTTGCGCTGCATCCGCCTCTTGCGGTGTGTGTGGGTTTGTGTTGCGTATGCCATAGATGCGATTCAAAGCAATTCTGTTTTGAGGCATATACTGAGCCAAAACAGGATGAGCAGCCCAAAATTGCTTCACCATTTCAGGTGTGAGGTTATCACGATTGTAGCCTTGCCTTGATAGTGTGTCCATCATGTCATAGATGTGCTTGCCCGCTTCGTGCGTAATGAACACACTATTCGGTTGGACACGGTGTGATTGAATGCTCTCGCTGGTTTTACCTCCGCCACGCACCTGTTGTAATCCTTCGTGGTATGGGCGATTCCATGACTCGGCAAATTTGTTTTCCTGATCACGGTTGCCAATTCGCAATTTCCTTTGCCCGTATTGATCGTATTCCCATGGTGAGTCTTTGTTTTGTTTGCCCCAAACACCGTTAGCCCATTCACCGTTCACCACAATTGACCCCATATCGGTTTCAAATGGCAACGGCAACGCTTCGGGTATTTTGCTTGGGTCTTTACCTGTGTTTATCAATTCGGCTCTTTTGGACTCCCAAATTTTGTTTTGAAAATCAACGGCTTGATTGATAGTCGGTGCGCCAGCAGCGATGGCTCTTTGCACCGCTTGCTGATAAAGACCCTCTTGCCCCATCTGTGGCCCTGCTACAATAATAGCAGCAGTAGTAGCATCAACCGCACCTTGGTAAATGGCTTCGTAAATTGCATCCGTTTGAACCCCGCTCAAGTCGCCTCCACCAATATCATCCATTGGGCGAGGCATAGCCTCTAAACCATTACCGCCTGTCATCCCAATCAATTGTTGAATCAAAGTGTCAAAGTCATAATGACCTTCACCCTTGACAATGGTGCAAGCGTCAATGATAGCCCAAGGGTTCATCGCTTGCCCGCCCCCGCTGCCCCTGCTGCGGGCATGATTGATGTGTCAGCAAAACGATACGCTGCTTGATCTTCAGGGCGTATCAAGTGTTTATCACCGGGGTCGGATGCCTTTTCAGGACTCGCTTGATTGCCACGCTTTGCGTTTTCATCAAACACAGGTGGTGATTTGTTGATTTTGCCAATAGCCCTAACCAATTTTTCAATTTGGCGTTTCAAATCCAACAATTCGGTTCGGCTCAGTCCTTTTGATTTAGCCATCAATGGGTCGCCACCCAACGGGTCGTGTAGTAGTGAACCCGAAGCCATGGCAGCCTTAGATGGTTTGAATTGACTCATGCTCGTTCCTTTTGGTGCTGAAACGCCCATTTTCGTTCCTCTCGGTTCCATACCGATGGTTTGGATTTTACCCTGCAAACCTGAAGTATCACGGTGAACAGTAATATCCCGTGGCAACGCACCCTGTTGCCTACGCATTTTTTCATTTGCCAATTTACGCTGATAGGCAATTGGATCGCGAAGTCGCAACGGAATTGCCGAAGCACGAGGGTTTCCGCTAAACATCCTTCGGTTGCTGAACGCTTGGCGTTTTGTTCCTCGGTCAAGGTTTTGTTCGGCTGAGGCTGCCCGCCTTGCCGTTTTTCCTTTAATGTCTCGGCTGGCTTCTTTTTTGCCTTCTTTCATTTTGCGCTTCTTTTTGCGCTTTCGCTTCGCTTTCGATCTGCGTTCCTCTTCATCGGATTCTTCATCCTCTTCATACTTGCGACCCTTCTTTTTGCGTTTTGCTTTGATAATGTCCGAGGTTAGCATAACATCGGCTGAGGCGTTCTTTTGTTGCCATTCAAATGATTCATCGGGTTCAAACCCAAATTCACCCACATTGGGATCCAAAACATTCCGAGCATTTTCGGGGTGGTCTGGGTTCTCAACATAACGAGGGTCGTCTGGAGGAAAATGAGGCATCGCAATACCATGAGAAGGAACAGGAATGAAAGGGCGCATAAAATCGGGCGAAACCGCAGTATTTGGGTCGCCCTCCATTTTTTCTTCAAGGCGTTGTTGAAACCATGATGGTGGTGGTCTTTCACCGTTGTTTTCAGCCATATACTGACGAATTTCATTAGCGTCAATGATTTGACCTTCGGCAACCCCTCCCCATCGTGTAGGACTGATTCGATCGGCTACACCGCCAACCCAACCTTGTGCTACTTCACCGGGGTTTGCATCGGAAATGTTCTGTAATTCTCGTGCAGCAACATCCCTTGCTTTTTCCTCCATAACTCGTGCAATATCATCCTCGTTTGGTTCACGATTTTTCATAATACTCCAAGCATCCTCAAAAGCATCATTACTACGCCCAAACAACAATCCCGGCCCTTCACGCATGACAGGACTGATTTGTGCGCCTGTGCTTGCTGACAAACCACCGGGCAAACCCATGTCCACGCCTGTGCGTGATTCAGCAAGCATATCCTCGTCTTTGGATTGAGGTGTTGATGAAAGAGTATCAGCGATTTCTTCAGGTTTAATTGAAACATGGGGCAATTCGCCCTCCATTTCCTTCAATGCCTTTTCCCTTCTCTTTTTTGGACTCAATTGTTCCATGAAAGCGGATGATGCACCACCTTCACGACTGTGATGAGCCAAGCCATCGGCATCCTCATTTGGGTTCACATCATAGTCGCCCATCATTTCTCGTGCGTTGAACCCACCTGTAAATTCTTGAACCCTAATGGATTCTTCATTCACATTCCTTCGTGGGTTTGCCATTGGCATGGTATCACCAAGTCATTGTTTTCCAACCAGCATCAAAAGCCTTTTTGATGTCTTTTGCTTTGTAGCAAGGGCATTTTGGTTCTTTGGCTGAACATTTCATAATGCCCTTCTTCATGCAAGCACACGGCTTTGATGCGGTTGCGCCACAACAACATGACTTTCGCTTCAATTCTTCTGATCTGCGAATTATCAATTGGGTTGGGTGTCCTTCATCAAGGTGTTCAGCCATTGTGTGTTCACGCATATCATCCATGCGAGAGTCGTGAGCAGCCAAGTTATCGGGGCAATTGATTGCCAAATGGTCTGGCCCTTTCATACGGCATTCTTCATGTGGGTTCGCACCACACATTTGACAGTTATCGGATAAATCTGGCATTAACAATTCCACCTCTTCAACGCTGCACCTTTCGGTGTCAATTTGCCACCTTTGCTGGTTGGCCCTTTAACGCCCGACATTCTTGCACAAAACGACTTTCGTCTTTTCGCCTTCTTTGAACCGGGCTTCAATGATGATGGTTTTTCAGTTACAGGAGGTTTGAGGTTTGCACCTTCTTCACGCTTAAATTTCGCACGACCCTTCGCATTCAATCCACCTTTACGGCTATGTTTGTTTGGGTTGTAGCCATGAAACGGCTTCTCCTTCTTCGCTTTTTCCACTTCGTTTAGTGGTTTATCTGGTGCCAATTTGTCTTGCTCAAATTGTTCAAATCGCTTTGTTGAATCTGCTTGGCGTTGTGCTATGGCTTCTTTACTATACCTTGGGTCATCTCGCCAATCTGTTTGTGGTGATTTTTCTTTTCTTTTGAAAGGCCACCACGCCTTGTCCATATACTCTTTTGTCAGCCTTTCCTCACGAATGACAAAGGCTTTTGCCAATGTATCGCAAGTATCACAATCACACATTTTTACCATTGTTGGTTTCCCTCCTACTCCTTGCGGTTTGCTTCTTTTTCTCCTTGTAGCAGCCTTTTTTTCCTTTGCGCTCATGCCTCGGCTCGTTTCAGGTGTGTCCTCGCTGACTTTTTTTGAAGGTCGGCATTTTGGATAGCCTTTGCTATCCAATTTAGCCTCGCCACGACCACACGGAGGGTGTTTGCCGTCTTTGTCCTTTCGGCTAACATCCACCCACTTTTCCTTGAACCAACGCCTAAGATCCTTAGCCAAATCATCGGAACGCAAAATTTCAGTATCATCATCCATGTCCTCTTTACGCCAATGTAAATCAGGATTGAAAGGGATTCCCATGGCTCTATGTTCTATGTTGTGTGGCAATTTGCCCGTGGTTCTATGTTGTTCCAAACACCGTAGGCAACCACTTGGATGATGTTCTTTCAATCCTTTTGCATCACGCATGGCATGAATTGCTGGCATCATTTCCTGTGTTTGAATCCGTTCCAATGAAGGGTTCAAATCATTGATTGGAGAATTACAATCCCCGCAAATTATGCCAACACTATCCACATATCCACACCAATGGTGGGTATCGCCATCCACTTCGTAATATCCTTCTGTGCCTCCGCACGAAGGACACGGTGATGAGTCAAAATAGTGAATGGTTTCCCCATCCTCAACAACAATATGAGAGCCTTTTTGCCCTCCTACGGAATACCATTCTTCATCCATTTCGTTGTATTTAACAACCAGATTCCAAACGGTATCAAGGGTGTTCATTTCTTTTTGCCACCCTTCTTTTTCCAACCGCCACCTTTGGATTTATACCACTTGGCAGCCCACCCGTTAGCGTATGCTGACGGATAAACCTTGAATTTTGAACGGGCTTTGCTTTTGGCTTGCGACCATAGACTTGGATTTGTAGGCACATTGTCGCCTTTATCTATTGAGGACTTGACAACATCCCATCCCGCAAGGAATGCAGTATCACCGATAGCCATGATGTGAACGGACTTTTTAGCCATCAGCGCATCCCCCTAAATTTGTTGTAGGTCGCAGCGACCTTCAATGGGATTGAATCATAGAATTTTGA